GTTTCTACATTTGCTTGCAATAGTACATGGATCTGCTTATCTTGTAGTACTGCAGATATTACTTTTGCCTCTGTATTATTCACTCAACCACTCCTTTGCCAATGCCCTGCGCTCTTTGCGTTCTCGATTATCTTTTTCTACTTCTAGTTTACCATTTATAATTTTTTCCGTATTGTAAGCAAAATAATTCCATGTGGGTTCTTGAGCAATAGAAAAATAATACTCTAAGGTATCATAGCATTCACCAATACCATAGGATTCAATGAGTGCGTCTGCAGCCCACTGTTCCACATTAAGATTCATGTTAGACTTTTGCTCATACCTTTGCAGGTAAAACTTGTTAAATCTACTGAGCAAAGCCATTCGGTCTTTGCGGTCAGCCACTATTCGTTAATTTCTTCTTTGGCTTCGTTGATCTTGTCAGTAAGTTTATCTTCAACAAACTTGTATACACGCTCAAATGCTTCGTTTGTTGTTTCTCCATCACGCTTACTGTCAACTACACCAAGGTCAAGTCTCAATGACTGAAAGTTGCCTAGATTTAGTGTATAGCCTAGCGTTACATTTATCTTAGTTGAATCGTTTTCCATTCCCCACCCGTTTCTATTTTAAATACTTTCAGACCAGACTGGTATATATCTTCCATCTTCGGTCCTTGTATATGTAAGTATACCGTCTCCCATTCGCCGTGTCAATTCTTGGCTAGTGGGAGTCATGTTGTTTGTTATTAATTTGTCTTTTCTTGGTTGTCCAATATGTATACTTGCAAGTATAGCACGTATCTCTCTTACCTGTGATTCTGAATAGTATGCTCTTACTTGCCAATGTCTTTCTCCATTTAACTGTGCCCCAACTGGTGCAGGAATCATTCCTCGTTTAATTAGTGTTGGAATATATTTTCTATGTCTATTGACAAGAACAGCAGTTTCTGCTACACTATATGCTCGCTCTTTACTTTTTTTAAAATCTGATAAGAGGCATGTCTCTAATCTATCTTTAGTAATATTATAAAACGTAACCATGCCAGTAGATCTTGATCTATGATGAACTCTTACTAAGTCACCATTAAGAAACCATACTCTAACTTTGCCTTTTATTACAGGCTCGTTATTGTATTCTTCGCTCTGGATTTTTCCTTTAGTAGTAGCCATTTGCCTTCCTGACTTTGTGTTGGGGGGTGGTAAAATGTTCTAAATCCGCACATCATGCAAAAGGTTTCCATGTGATCTATGCTTGTATACTGTCTATCAAGAAAAACTCTGCCCTTGCACTTACCACAGACTAACATGTTAAATCTTTCATTTAGTTTGGTATTCCAATGATAATTAAGTTAACAGCCAAAGATAAATCTCCTGATGCACCAAACCTAACAACTCCATCTACTTTGGATGTTGTTATATTTTGCAAGATTACTGTTACATTTTGACCAGCAGGAGTTCCACCTACGTTGACTGCTGTTGCAGTAACGATAGGAGCATACTTGTAGTCACTTGGGAAACTATAAGAAAATGGTTTTTCTGATGACGCAGCAACGGTACTGTTACTTGCAACGCTTACATATCCACCAATGAATCTAGTTTCTGAAGTCTTAACGCTTTGCTTTCCAGCAGTTCCAGAATCAATAGTTGTATAGTTAAAGGTTGCAGATGAGACCTGTGTAGATAGGTCGTTTATTGTGTCTGCTAATTGATAAATATATGAAACATCAAGAGGTTGCCCTCTTTCTGGTAGTGGTACTTTTGCCATTATTTCCTCCTGTTAAAGTATATCATTAAACTGTCCAAGGTCCACCTTGATAAACCCTTAAAAAATTAGTGTCTCTAGATATTGGAGAACCTTTTAGATAAATTTCAACAGAAAGTCTGTTTGGTGCTGAGGCTTGAATAGTATTGTTTTTGGTATATGTTGTTGGGGTAATCAAAGAAATATTTGACGTATCTACTCTTGAACGATATTTCCAGTCTCCACCATCTCCTCGATCCCATCTTACCCAAACATCATAAGATAACGCTTCTTTAATTAAAACTGATCCCTTTTTAATTTCAACAGAGTTCCAAGCAACTGTGCTTACATCACCAGCCTTAGTGTGACGAATTGTTCCAGATACATATGTAAATTCTGGTTTAACTAAAAATATAGGAGACCAGTGAGAAGTTCTGTTCTTGTCTTCTGATATGATTCTGTATCTAACTTCATAGCCCTCTGTAATTGAGTTAATTGGCGGAAGCCTGTTCTCAACAATTCTAGCCTTTTTTATTACTTCTTTAGCCATTAAGAAACGCCTATCGAAAATCTAAACTCAATATAATTACTTGTGTTTGGAGATTTAACTATACTTGAAGATGTTAAGTTTTTAATAACAGAATATCCAGTTAATCCATAAAGTGGATTTGCTGTTGCTACATTTTCTAGCCTCATAGCATCTAAAGCAATATAGTAATCATCTGATGGTGTCGTACCAACAATTGCAGTTGTGTATATCTTGACAACAGTCACAGCATCCCAAGTAAAGTTTGGACTTATATATAAATTTTGCAGTTGTTTAGAAACAATAAAGTACCTATTGCTATCAAAGTCATACTCTCCTGTGCCAGTTCCGTTAATTAGTTCTGCTTCAAACCTTGCAAACGCTTCTGGATTTGCAGAATCTGTAGATGCAAAGTCTACTAAAATTCTAACAGCGTCTGGAGAGGATGCATTCTGTATAACTTCTGATGCGCCATCTTTGTTGACAATTGAAAAAGCAAGTCTTAATTCATCTATAGGGGAGTTTTTGCTGAAGTCTACGTTTGGCCCAGTAAGGTGTATATGGTTTGATCCGTCTTCAATTACAAAATGATCTTGTCCTGGTCCGCTCTCAGAACTAACTGTTAAATCAGCGTCATCGCCTCTCATCATGATAACATTATTAAAAAATCTTGGACGCTCATATCTTTCTGCTCTAGATGTTTTATAAAAAATAGTATTGTCTGCATTTGTTTGAAACACTTTGCTAGTAGTTGCAATTATATTATCGTTGTCTGGAGCATCAAGAGATTCTGCAATTGTAGATATTGCTGTTGCTTCTGATGTTGTGTGATACTGCCAATTTTCTGTTTGTGTAAAAGCAAAGACAGTTTTACTATCATAGGCTCCTGCTGCAGAGTTTGCTCCTGCAGAATATATGCCTACCTCTGTAATTTCATATCTTTCTTCTGTAGGTATTTCTGCTGTTAATACAATTTTTTCTGTGCCGTTTTCATTAATAAACCCCCTTGAAGATATGGGAACTCTAAACATTTCAAAATCTAAATTCTGTTTAAGGGAGTGATCTTCTGATGGATCTGAAATAAGAAGAGGCTTTTGTCCACATCCTACAGCAATATATGAAGCGTAGGCTGGAGCCTGACCTAGTAAGTATTTTCCAATAATAGATTTGCCAGTATTAGTAATCACGATTCTTCTCCATTTAAATATCCCTCATATATTGTACCATTAACGACAATCTGAATTTCTACCTGCTCATCAATATCTAGATTAACAGACTCAACAATAATGTCTCCTGTTTGAATATCTGAATAGACATAGGTATTGTTTGGTCCAGTGGGGCTAGTTGGGACCTTTTGATCTAGTTTAATAGGAAAGTTATTAAAGTATTTATTTGATGTTGCTTGTAGTCCCAGGATATTGTTTGGGTTATACTGCTGCTCAATATTTGATAAATTTTTTATAAGTTGATAGGATATTTGCTGACCATTTACGGTATCGTTTCTGGCAATATTAATTAACTCATGCCCTCCGATATTTTCAAATATCAGATCTGTCATAAGTTCAATTGGAACTGAGTCATCATCAAAAAGTATATTGCCTGGTATAGATGTTTTGACTGGGTTTGCCAAATTTGAAGAAGATGAATTGATACTTGATGTAGATGGTGTTTCTGGAGTAGGGTTTATTGTAGACATTTTATATCTCGCTCACATATATCTTCATGCTAGGTCCGCTTGGAGTTCTTGAATATTCAGTATTATACACAACAAACCTAGATTTGTCAGATGTAACCAAATCAATTCCACTTGCATCTTTATAATTAATTGTCACAATATCTCCTAATTGGATAGTTGGAGTGCTAAAAATATCTAGACCAATGGATTTTTTAGGTTTCATAAGTTTATTGATAATCCATCCCATTAGTTGCTCTGCATCATCCTGTGTTTGAATATATGGACTATCTATA